TACCCAACACCTTTAGGCATAACAATAAAAGTAGCTGACTTTATATTACTTCCTTTTACGTTTTTTAGCACTTGATAATGCGATAGCCTGTGCTTGTTTTAATGTTTTGCCTTCCTTCATTAACAAACGAATGTTTGCAGATATAACCTTCTGTGATTTGCCTTTCTTAAGTGGCATAAGTAAACTGTATTTATGCTAACTATAACTATCACCACCCCACTAGGGGATATTGAAATTCAACATTCTAAACAAATAGCAAAAGCTATAGGCTCAAAAAATGCTGTTGAGTTTTGGCAGAGTGAAGTAAGAGAGGGACTGTATGGAGTTCATGGTCATTTATTTAATATGAATAGTTGTGATATTGCAGATGTTATAAATGCGGCTGTCGAATCTGTAGGTTTTGAAAATGTAAAAATTCCAAAAGAATCACAAAAACAAGCTCAAAAAGATTTAGCAAGTTACTCTTCTGGCAAACCTATAAGCCCTTTGCCCTAGACATTCCTACAACAAGCTCAAATAATTCTGGGTGTTTATTATACAATGCCCCCATTTTCTTAGAATCTGCAAATCTCTCAACACTCATGGTTAAAACTTCTGTAGATTCAATCTTTCCTTCTATACCAAATCTTTTTAAATCAGAGGCTCTATAAACTTTTCCCATATAAGCGTCTATGTAATCATTTACTAAAGCATCTTCTGCAGCATCATATTTAATACTTGTTATGTCTTTTAATCTGTAAACTGGCTTACCTACTTGCTGTGATGGCCCATAAACACTCATAGCATCTTTTCTAACCATATTAGCTTTAATCTTTGTAGTGTCTGTATATCCTTTATTTGTTCTCCATGACTGCATATATTTATTAAGCTTCGGGTTTGCCACTTCTACAGCATGAGTAATTTCATGAAAAGTGACTGATTTATTAACAGTCGTAGATGTTCCAAACATTGATCTCTCAAGTTGTGTAGTCATTGAACCATCATAAAATTTACTTGAAGCTCTATTTGCTTTTCCAATTTTTGATACTGCTGGAACACCATTTGCATTTTCAATAAAACCATTACCATTAAACATTCTTATATATTCATCTAAATGGTTTCTTATTTGTGTTTTTTGTGCAGTTTTCCATGTTGAAATTTTAGTATTTTTAATATATTTATTTACTTGCACATCATTTAAATTAGTTTCAAGCATTTTATTTCTAAGAGTCTCCATTTGATTTTCATATTTTTCTCTAAAAGTAAAATATTTCTTTTTGGCCTTTTCAAAATCTGTCGCTAATTTATCAGCTAATTTTGGATCAAGGTTAGCTCCAGTTTTACCAGCAGCCGTTTTAAACTCTTGGCCAAGCTTTTTATATTCATCAATATCTAATCCAACTTCCTTAATTAAATCTTTACCAGATTTTCTTAACTGTTCTGGACTTGAATCTACCAACCTTCTTTCAAAGGCAATAGGCTTTGTAACTGGCTTGGGCTTTGGTATCTTGATTGTAATATCACTTGGCTTTCCATACAATCTCTCCAAGTCCTTCAAACTTCTTTCGCTGCCATCTTCTCTGACAAGTTTTCTAATGGCCTTCTGTCCTGACCCTTCCTTCTTTGCCAAACGTTCAAAATATCTCACCTTCTGTTCATTACCCAAAGTCTTGACCTTTAGTTTCTTGTCTTGACCTAAAAGCCAGTCACCATATTGAGTGTCCTGTGGTACTCTACCAGTCCCCTCTCCTGTAGGTCTTGTCACGACTTTGCCTTTGGGTGGAGCTTTAAGGTCTTGGAATCCTTCCCTTTTCTTTAGTCCTTCGTAATCAACAACAGGAACAGTAGTCGATCGACAGTTAAAATGCTGTGGTGGTGTTGGGCCTTTGTTATACGCAAACTTCCTACCATCTAACCTTTTACATATTGGGCTTGTTCTTGAATCAAGAGTTGCAACATATTCATATTTAGGAGCAACTTTACTATTAGCTGCATAGACAGCCTGTGATGCTTGGTTCTGGACTTGGTTAACAGAAGTCCTGACAATAGTTTGAATTTGATGATTTGCCAGTTTCGTTAATTCACCACCAGCTTGAGCTATCTGTCTGACACTACCTTTTTGACTAAAATCAAGTCTTCCTACCATTCGTCTTGCTATCTGCTGTGTTGACTCTCCACTGAACACCCCTTGCCTTATATGTCTTGTCAAAGCGTCTTTCTGATTCTCTGCTATTCCCCTAAAAGCTTTCTCGACTGTCTGTCCATTTGGTAAAGTCTGCATTGCTCCCTGTCTTGCAGTAAGTTCAAACTTCCCAGAGCCAAACTTAGCAAAGTCATCTTCTGTAAACTCCTTACTGGTAAATATATTTGTCCTTGTAGGATCTGTTGTTACAAAAGATTTTGCATATTTTTCACTAATAGCTACAGAATTTATTGGAACACTGCCTGATTTAACTACCTTTTTAAGTTCATTTTCTATAAATCCAGATTGTACTTTTGCTACACCTTCAATCTCTTTTATCATTTTCTTTGAAGTTTCTCTAGACCACATATCTAAACTTATCTTTGATTGCTGGATTATTGCCCTAAGTCTTTTCCTTGTCTGTGGTGCGATAACAACTCCTGCCGCAGCTTCGGCTTGTCTTATATCTATTTGCTTGAGTTTCTTTGCAGCCGTTAGGATTACATCATTGTATGTTTTAACAAAATCCTTAGAGACAGCATTACTGTACCTGTTTAGATCAATAGTCTCCCTAAAAAATACCTCTGGAATACTCATTTATCATTCTTCTCCCTCTTCCTCCTCCTCTGGTTCCTCATCGGGTTCTTCTGGTGGCTCTACCTCTGTTAGTCCTCCCTGCTGTGTACTTTCTATCTCTTCTTCTACATCAAAGTCATCACCAAGAACTTCTCCAGTGCTTAGTTGATTTAGTAATGTCTCCTGACTAATAGTTCCAGCAGTAAACAATGTAAGCAAACTTGTTATCTCCTGTGGTGCTAATCTCGCAGAAACAAAGTCTCTATTAACAAAAGAGCTACCAGCATTAGGTTCATTAAGATATTCACTATGGAATCTAAGGCAGTTATCAATCAAATCTTGCATCTGCTGTGCTATCACCATCATTGTGCTGTCATTCTGTGACCTGTCTATCCTTTTGGCCTCCGCAGTCTCACCCACTAATTTTTGACCAAGCACGGCAGCTAGAGATAGTGTATTTATTTGTTCTGCAATATCTTTCAGTCTTGTAAATTGGCTGTCATAGCTATCACCAGATGGGCTGATATATTCCATTCTTGACTCAGGTGGTAATGATAATGCTTCATTAGGGCCACTTGTTATCTCATCTGCATTTGGATAGCCAAACACTGCAAGCAAAGGAACAGAACTGATATGCAAGATATTGTCCAAGTCACTCTGGATCTGGTAATGCTTAAGGTTTAGTTCTGCAATGTCATACAAAGGAGAACGGCTTTCAAAGAAACCAACCCTATTGGAATAAGCAATCGAAAATGGGATCTTATCTTTGAGGCTCATCTCACCTTCATCATGTAATTTATATTCCCCTTTTTTATCCTTCCTGTGAATCTCATATCTACCACGTTCAAGCACCCTAATCTGTTTAATTATCTTGTCACCATACTTTCCATCTGGCTCAACAACTTGTTCTAATAACCTTACTTGTGTGAGTTGTCTTGACCCATCTATGATTTCACTTCTAAATCCTAGAATGTCCTTTGGACTATAAGTCACCCAGTATGGTCTGGTCTTGTCTCCATCTTTCGGTGCATCTACCAATACTCCTACATGACCAAAAGAAATCGCTACTCTTGCAACATTGTATAAAAATATATTTAAATCATTACCCTCAAGGTCAACATCAAATAACTGCTCTCTAACTAGGTCTGAAACATCGTCCAAGCGAATTGGTTTCCTCACCAACATACCTGACAGCATCTTCTCAATACGCTGCAAATATGGGACTACTGTTGATCTTGAAAGACGAGTATCATATGCGTCATCAGTTTCTCTGGGTTCTTGTTGTAAATATTTTCTATGCTCACTCCTGATCTTATATGTCCCTTCTTTTAAGTCTGCTATTAAATCCCAGAAATTAGCCATTCTTTGATAGGCTGCATTAGGACTCGCAACTGTTGTAGGAGCTACTGTTACAGGTTGGTTGTAAATATTTAGTGAGCTATACACAGTTTTGCCTCAATACTATCATGTTCTTAATATATTCTAATCCCTGTAGGTCTGCCCGCACGAGCAAATAATGGATTAAACTCTCTAAAAATAAGATAGCCCAAACTATCGGCCATGTGGTCATAGCCTGACTCTTTATCAGGCTCACCCTTAGTGTTGTAGCTCTGGAGTTCCATTGACTCTATTAGCTTTCTGCAACTGGCATGGATTTGTAAACGGCTTTCCCCTTTGCCGTTACATAATAAAGCCTGTACGGAAGAGATCCTGTCTCTGACTGGCGGGTTAGAACGTGGGCTTTGATTGCTGAACCCATAGCCTTCAAGGATTTGAATGTCTGTTTGACTTGCATTAGTACTTCTGTTGCCTCCACTTGCATCTGGGTAAACGTATATCTTGTTCATAGGGTATCTGGATTTGATCTCTTGAGCAATACTATCTGTGTCGTGAGCCTTAGAAATCTCATCAAATATTAACAATTTTTGATTTTGTACAATGCCGATCACTGCGTTCATGTTGCCAATGTTGAAGTCCATACCAACTCTTAATGGTTCTAATCCAATATCAGGCTTTGCAGTTATTACATTGTTTTCTCTAGTAAAGCGATCATAAACCTGACCTGTTGTTAAATTAACAAACTCTCCATTGAGATAAGCTTGCAACATTGATGGATCATAGTTAGCTTGCATACGTTCTATGAAATCATCAGGCAAAAATTTATTGTCCTGAGTCCTCATTTTTATTAGCTGCCTATCTTTTCTTTCCTTCGCTTCATCAGTACCAAAGGTGTTATATAGCCACCTAAATCCCTCTGGTGTACTAGCTGCGGCAAACTGGCGAACATTACCTGCCCTTAACCTACCAAGTATCTTTGGAAATGCTTTATCACAAATAGCTGGTGAAACTGTATCTATTTCATCAACAAGTACATGGCTGAGATTAAGTCCTATGATTCTGGTGTAGTTCTCGAATGACCTACAAAGCAGCTTTGAGTCTCCCTCTTGAAAATGCAAAGTATAATCTGGAAGCGGTGAAGCTCTGAATGTATAAGGTATTTCATAGTGTTCAAGGAACTGTTCAAAGTCTGTCTGCCATATGTCTCTTATCAAAACATTTGTTGGCTCAAGGATCGCACCAATAAATCCTATGTTCTGGGCTGCAAGCTTTACTGCCATACTGCACAAAGCTCTTGTCTTACCAGCACCATATCCAGCAGAAAGCCCAACAATTTCAGTCTGATTATCAAAGAACTGTTGCTGTGCCTCATGTAAATCACCCCTGATCTTATCTAGTAGCTCTCCAGTATCAATGTCAGTGTAATGACTGCCTATATGATCTAATACAGATCCTTCTCTATTCAGTATGCTCAAGACATCACCTGACCGACCTTTGCCATTGAGTTTATACAGCCTAAAGCAACTGTCAACTGCCCTGATTTTCTAGCCTCTTTTGCTAGTGATGCGTACTGAGCTAAAACTTCCGCAGTAAATTGTCGTCTATCAATATCAAAATCTTGCTTCAAAATCTCTCTGGCATCTTGCATGTAGCTATCAACTGTCCTTGAAGATACACCCCATTCAGTCGAGGCAAATCGAACTATCTCTGATCTAACAGTACCGACAGACAAAAGACTGGCTACTTTGTTCACTCTGAACTCATGCTCACTCTTATTAGTTCTGCCGTTAGCCACTATGGGAATATGGTTTTATTTAATTTAAATGTAGCGTTAATCTAGTGTTTTTGTAAATTTACTATATTTTTCTTTAGGTCTTAACTGCTGCCAATGTCTAATACCATTGATTATACGGTAGTGTTGTTTTTGAAGTGGATCGTAAACTGTAAGGCTGTTCATGGTTTTTGTTTTTCCCAATTTTTTATTAAGTAAAGAAGTTCATTAACTCTTTTTCTAGCTGCGGCAATGCGGTCAGAATTAAACTGATTAAAGTTTTTATTTTTCATTCTTTAACTTTTCTCTATAAGCTTTTGCAAGATCAGATCCAGAAAACTTTTTTTCACTGCCCCATGAACAACAATTACTTTGAGGTCTAAATATGTCATCAAATGCTTGAATTAAATCTTCAATCAAGCTTTGACTTCCATAAATACCATCAGGATCTCTTCTTTTATGATTTAGTTGAAAAATAATATCTAACATTTGAGCAGTAGAATTAATTTTTTCTAAATCAATTTCATAAACACAACTATTGTGTTTTACTAAAAGCTGTAAAACTAAGTTTGTTGATCTAAATACCCAGTTTCCCCATTGTTTTCTGACAGGCCATTTGTAGTTCATTAAATCATCAAAGCCACAACCTTGAGGAAATTTTTGACGAAACTTTTTTTGTTCTTCAAGTTTTGAATCAAGAGCAGATTTATAGGTTTTCATTACTTATTACCTCTTTTACTGTTTTTAACACTTTCTGCCAATTTAGGATTAAATCCAGCATCAAGAATAGCTTTTTTAGTTTTCTGGGGATTGTACATATATCTGTGAAAGTAATGATCTCCAGCAAAGTAGTGTTCACCTTCTTTTAAAACACCTGATAATCTATATCTTTTTATAGTTTGACTAGCAATATCTAAAATTTTTGCTGTTTTCATATGATTATATAAACCTTCTTCAGCATAATCTTGAGTACTTTTTTTATTTAAATATTTTGAGTAATCAGTAGCAACATATTTTACAGGTTTAGTAAAATTGTTAAATTCTTGTATGACTAAATCAGAGCAATTTGTTTTGGTCATGAGTTTACCTTTCCAATTACCAGATTGTAATTGGACGAGTAGTTTATATCTTTTTTGTAAGTCAGGGTGAGCAAACGAATATGCAGCACGATATTTGCGTTCAGAACGAGTTACTTCGTATCCATTAAGCTTACAATTTAAAAATTTTTCACAAGCAATTTTTAAATATTTTATTTTAATTTCAATCCATTTATCAATATCAGTTTTTTTCCAAAACCATCTATCAACACCATTATGAACAGATTTATGGGTAACTTTTCTTGTAGGTTCTGGAAATTTCCCATCTCTAGTCATTTTGGCTAAGTAATCAACAGAATAGCCTGTGAGTTTAGAAATATCTTTTGCAGTATATTCATCTTTTTTAACTTCTTCTTCTGTTATAAATTTTACAGTACCAGTAAACTTAAATTCTTTTTGAAGAATAAGTCTAATCCATTCTCTAGAACAATTAAACTTGTTAGCTATTGCTTGAAGAGAATAACCTTCTTGCCTCATCTGTAAGATTGTTTGATTCTTTTTTTGTTTTTGTTCTTTTTTTTGTTCTAAGTATTCACGAACAGTTGGTGAATTGTAGTTTTTCATAATGATTTAATGGCGAAGTTTGATAGTTGATCTTTTACTTTTTGCACTTCTGTTGGTAGTGCAGCTTTTTTGTTTTTAATATTTTCTTTAATAAGCTTATTCATTAACTTTTCTGTTTTAGCCCAACTATCTTTTCTTAGATTATGGATTTCTCTAACAACATTCATATCAATATTAACACCATAGTTATTTCTTATAGTGCCATCTGAATTTCTAAATCCATGTTTGATAATTTGACCATCAATATCGGTCTGAGCATTGGCAGAAGCACAATAACATATGAGAGCTAAATCATGCCCACCAGAGCGTTTTCCTTGATCATCAATGTCATAGTCAGGCATATGGTTGTTAATTAACGCATCAGAGTTATGAATTATTCCTGTATCGTTACAGGCATAACAGATGTGTATAGGTGCTTTGAAAGTAATTTCTCGATCTATAGCAGACCGCTTGTAATTCTTCATGGGGTGTCAAAAAGGGGTGTTTTTGTGTTTTTTAAATGTAGTGGGTTTCTTAACGGCTGTCAATAGGTATTGTTCAAATTGACCATTTTTGATATATCTAAAACAATCAGGAAACAATGGGGTGAAGTTATCATTCTTTAATTGCTTTGATCTTGCCCTTATATCGGCTTCAAGGCATTGAAGTAGTCTTTCCTGTGTCTTTCTGCTTAGTTTCATAAATTCGGCTTTTGCAAGCTTTTTAGATTGTGATACAACTCTCATCGAAGTAGGTATCTTTCTGTAAGATTCCCAGAAAGGTTCAAAAAAAGTGTTTATAAGTTTTATAGTTAACTTTGTTTTAGTTAAGTTGTTATAGTTAGGGTCGTTCTCGTGGACTACCCCAGTGTTTCTCGTGGACTCCCCCAGTGTACGTGGCATACTACCCCCAGTATGTATCAGCGACCCCGCATGAATACTGGTATCTGGTACAGGAAGGGCTTTGCATTGGCTCCAGATTGTTACTCTGTAGCAGTTGGTTCTCTGGCCTGACTCATCAATGCGGAACTGCTTTTGTAGCAGATTTAGTTCTACTAATTCATCAACAGTGGTGATAACTTTGGATCTGGACATCTTTGCATCTTCAGCAATCTTGGTATAACTAGGCCAAATATTAGGATAGTAACTCTGCAAAACCCATAGCACTGATAGCTGAAATGGTGTAACTTTACCTTTTAATGCTGTCGGCAAAGCTATGAAGGGTGTATTCTCTGGAATAAAACTCATTTTATGGAATATATAATTTCTATTAAAGGAATTGAATCTGCTCCTCAAGGAAGCAAAAAACATGTTGGCAGAGGGATAATGGTTGAAACTTGTAAAAGATTAAAGTCATGGAGAAAACAGGTTAGTTTGAGGGCGAAATTGATTGTGGATAAAATAATTGAAGAACCAGTAGAGGTTGAGGTGGTGTTCTGGTTCAAACGTCCGTTAAAGCACTATCTCTCAAATGGAGTGTTACGTCAATCGGCTCCTGTGTATATAACCAACAAAAACAAAGGTGATTTAGATAAACATTGCAGAGCATTACTTGATAGTTTAACTAAGTCTGCGTTTGCTGATGATAGTCAGGTTGTATCTTTACACGCTGTTAAAAAGTACTGTGAAACAGAATCTCAAACTGGTGCAACTATAAAAATAAAAACTATTTGTGCATAGGCAAAAAAAAAGAGCCTGTTAATAGCTCTTCACTAATTCATACATGCCAGTACGATTATTTTTGACGGCTGAGTAGTTAGCGTCTCTAGCTGCGTCTCTGCAATATTCACAGGCAGTATCAATATTGCTTGTGTGAACATATTTCATATGATTGTCGTATGTTTCAGTCTCAACAGTAAAAAGAAAGTTTGTCATGGCGAAAGTTGTATCTATAAATAAATATAGCCTACAAGTAAAACCTTGTCAACTATGTAAATTGTTTGTAGTCGGGTGATGGATCAGCCCTTCGCTGGCTGCCTTGTCTTTCCTACATTTTCGATAGGTATTTTATGACTTTCAGATCCTCACTTCAAAGATCATCAGGCTACCCGACTCATAATTCATTTAAAGCGTGTTCAAGTGAATAAACAACTCTAGAAATAATTCCAGCGTCAAGATGTTCTCTTGCTACACCAGTACTACTAATTGATGGATTCTTTTTTAAAAACTGTCTAAGCCTGTGGGCATCTTCAGCTTTTATATGCAAGAAAATGTTCATGTATCGTTTAAGGTAACGAAGCATAGGTAATCGCTTACAAACTGATATTAACTCTTAATTAAGAGGATCATCAAATTCTGGAATATTTGCTGCATAAATAACATCTTCACAGTGTTGAATTTGTTCTTGCAATGACGCAATTTCTTCTAAAGCCAGATAAACTTCTTGTTTAATTAAAGGCTTACAAAGATAATCTATATATTGATCTAATTGTTTTTCACAATATGTTTTTTTTAGTTCATATTCGAGAGACATTTTAATATCCTTCAAAATCAAGATGTAAATGAATAAACTTTTCTTTAAAGGTTTTAATAAATTGTTCATCATCTGCTAAACAGTCTAATAAAACTCTAGAAATAAACTTTACTTTAAAATTTTGAGAATATTGATTTTTTACAAGCATGGTGAACACTTCAGCATCACCAGCAATTACTTGATCATATTCCTGTTTAAATTCGTGCTTTACAGAAAGTTTTGACAAATGCTTGGCATCGTCAATATCGTTTCTCAAGGCACAGGTTACAGCCTCATCAAGTAAGACTTTGGCTAGTTTTAAGGTTTGACTTTTGTTCATTGTTTTGGGGTGATTAGGTGAATAAAGACCCCACCAGTTGAGGTGGGGCTGATAAGTTTTTAGAAGTTGTAATCGTAAAATGCTCTCCAGCCTCTGCCCAATGTTGTTGGATTAGAGCAATGATCTCCACATTGACACCATTGGCCATTTTCTCTTAAACCAAATTTCATGATTCCACCTTCTGTATTTCTGGTGATGTCATACTTTAATGATCTTTGATTTGTACAATGACCAGCAAAACCTCCAGCGATAATATTTGGTTTTACTTCTTTATTTAGTTTGTAGCTATCGTTTTGAACCCAAACAAATTTTTTGGTTCTTTTGATAACAGTACAAGGGTGAATGTCTGAGTAATAGAGGACATGAGCTTTGTCACCGATTTGAGGATCTAATCCTAAAGTTACGTTTTCGTTTGTCATTTGAATAATTTGCGAAGTGAATAAAAAGAAAAAGGTAGAGCAATTAAGCTTCTACCTTATCAAGCCAGTTGTTTGGGCAAGGTGAAGTTTTGAACTTAAGATCACCTCTTAAATCAAACTGTTTCATGTTTTTGTCCATTTGACCAAGATGATAACTAATGTGCATGATCTCATTAGTTAAGTGGTCGAACAAAAGTGCCAAACCAAACTCGGCTGCTGATTCGTCAGTAAAAGCAATAGCCTTTGCTTTGTCAGCGAATACATGATCTAAGTGACCATTTTTGTAAGGAGTTTCAACTCTGTACTTTTCGTGAAATCTTTGACCTTGAATTGGGTGTCTCATTTGAATCCTTTGCGAAGTTTAAATAATCAGCCGATCTCTCGACCTCATATTTAAATAATAGATCATTAATATATATATGTCCACCCTTGCCCTGTAAGTTTATCCTAATGTTATGGTTTTGTAACATTATCTTATAGGACTTGACAGTGCAACTATGTGCATATAATATATAGATATGGCTGAGAG